GACAGGAATCAGCAAGTCAACGCTGAACACGATTGAAAACGGCATCACATCGCCAACACTGCGCCAGCTTGAAGCGATAGCAGCTGCGCTTGATGTCAAGATCACTGATCTGTTTGATTCTGAATATAAATGATAAACTGTGCGCCGACAATGCTTCTGACGCTTATTTCCTGATATATGGAAATAACTGGAAGCGGTCTTTAATTCCAGCATTTTCCATGATACAATCCCGACAAGAGAAGGGAGGGAAGCCGATGATCCGAAAGAGAATCAACACGCTTCTGAATAAGCTGTCGGATGCACAGCTGAAGCGCATATATAAATACATAAAGTATGTATACATACACGGATAAAGTAAAAGGAAGTAGGACTGGTCAGGTCACTGCTTCCTTTTGCTTTGCTTAAATTCTTTATATGTTTTATGACGCTTGAAACCAAAATATAAAAGCGGCGCAGCAATCACAATACACACAGGATTGAAAGCAACGAAGAAACCTAACAGCATAAAAACACCGAAGCCGATCAGAATATTTCCACTTTTAGGAATTAGAACAACTTCAACAGGCTTTTGATCTTCATGCTTAATAATATTATCAACCGAACGATAAACGCCAGTTGCATACACAGGAACTTCAGGAACATCGCCGAAGATTTTATAAAAGCAGAATAGCGTTGCTTTTGCATCATCAAGAGCATTGTGCCAGCTGTCTTCGCTATATGAATAATATTCTGCGCATGTCTTCAGCTTTTGCCATTTATATTCGTTATAACGTTTTTGTCCATAAATTTCAGCAAATGCAAGCATTACATCAACGACAATAGAATTTTCTTTTGCATGATATTCAATGCCAGAATTAAATATAAAAGGCAAATCGAAGCCGTGAATGTTATAACCGACAATCATGTCTGCATTTTCTAAAATGTGTTGAATAGTATGCGCATAATATAAAAGCGGCTTGCAGTCTTTTACCATTGAAGGACTTATGTGGTTTACTTTTTCAGCATCAGTCCAGCGTTCGTGACGAACAGGCTTCACATATTCGCTGAAAAGGATTGCACCAGAGTCGTCAATAATAGAAAGCTGAAGAATTTCATCGTCATAGAGATTCAGTCCCGTTGTTTCTGCATCAAGACAAATAATGTTCAATAGATCACTTCCTTTATTCAGTTTTATCCCAACCAACCTTCTTGACTAGCTGCTTCATATATTCTTTGATTCGCTCACGGCTTCCAGCTGGTAAAGACACATACATTTCAACAAGTGCCTTGTCAAAATCGTTCAAATCATACTGCGCGCACAATTCATCAACGATTGTCTGCGGAAGATCGTCAAACATTTCCCCTTCGCCATACATTAAATAATCATAATTCACATTGTATTCGCGACAGATTGACTTCGCCATCTGATCACTTAATGCAACGCGATCCTTTTCTATTTTAGAAATAGAAGATTTTTGAACACCTAACTTTTCCCCGAATTTTTCAAGTGTCAAGTCTAGTGTTTTGCGAATCTGATTAACACGTTCGCCTTGTGTCATATTCATTCCACCTTTCTTGATAGTTGTTTTCTGATTGTAGAATAGCACGTCAGAATGCAAAGGTCAATAAAAAAGTTGAATTAAGACACAAATAATAGTTGACAGAGTGTCTTGAAGATGCTATTATGTGTCTGTAAGATACAAAAGCAAGCAGGAAGGACACGGATGAAGCGAGAGGGCGGCACGCAAGTGACATGGCGGTCAGGCTGTAGGATAACAGACAGAGCGTGTGCAGAATAAACATGATCCGTCAAAGTAGTTGAAGAAAGCAGGAACATCAGGGCAAGAAAGCACAGTGTACCGCACTATTTGAAGAAAGCGGACAGGTTGAGCCAAACAACACTTTACCCCTAAAACAAGAAGATGTTAAGCGGAAGAATCAATCGCGCGAGATGACACAGCACTTCTGTTTCTTACATTAAAAACCAGAAGGGAGTAGAAACAATGGAAATCAGATCGGAAGAACAGAATTTCAACACACACAGAAAATTCTGTTTTGCAGGGAAAGAAGACGGAAATGTCGGCGTTGTTGAAATAGAAATCAGATGCAAGGAAATAGTCACAAGCGAGATAGCAAGAAAGCTGGACGAACTTGCGACAGCAACGCAGCAGAAAGCGAAAGAAATTATTGAGGGGCAGGAAGCCCCACAACAATTCTTCAGATAGTTATTTTTGAGAAGCTGCAAGCAAAGCGGCGCGCACGATCAATTCGCCTGTCGGCGTTTCGAGGATGCGGCGGCATTCCGAAACTTCAGGAGAATCAACACCATATGCTTCCTGAAAAGAACGGATCAGCTTTGACTTGAAATCTTCATAGATAGCAGACTTCATCTTCTTCACTTCCTTCCCTGTTTGAAATGGTGGTACATCTCAATTATAAGGAGTGAAGAAGAAAAGGACAACAAAAGAAATCATATAAACATCACAGAACGAAGGGAGGAAACAACATGGCAGCAGTTACGAACGAAAAGAAAAACCTGAACAGCCAGACCGAAGATGTCAGCGAATTTATTATGCTGCTGAAGCAGATGTCTGACAGCGACAGAATGGTCATCAAAGGGATGATGATGTGGGCGGCAGGAGAAAACAGACCAGTGAAAACAGCCTAAAAGGGCATAGGATGTCCCCGACAGAAATGTCGGGGAGTAAATGAAAGGAAAAGTACAACATGAACACAAAACAGAATTTATTCACAGAAGAAGAATTGGCAAAGGTTACGGATAAAGCAGAAAGAAAGCATCTGATCGAGTGCGCACAGGATCAGTCAAAGATTGATATGAAGTACATGGAGATTATGAGCAAATATGACTTGTGGGAAAAAGGGAAGCGCAGCAGATACTTCCACGCAACAACACATGAAAATGCAAAAAAGATCATGCAGGACGGAGTGATCCGAAAAGGAATAGACGGCGGCGTGTATATCTGCAAACAGCCACTTGAAGCAGCACGATTTGTTGCGATCCGCGGACATGAAACAGGAACGATCTTTGAAGTCGAACTGGAAGAAAGGAAGGTTGTGGAAGCACACGATCACAACGAAGCCTTCTTCGGCTGCAAAGCATATATGTACATGGATGACATACCGACAGCAAAGATTGTGAAAATGTCGAGATATTCAACGAAGGAAGATTGACTGTAAAGCCGAAACAGCGCGACACGAGCTGTCGATGAATGATGGCTTCATTCATCCTGACGATGGCAAGCTGACAGCCAGCATCAGAACATTGTGAAAAAATAGCGGCGTGTGTGTACTGCCAGAACTATACACAGATGGTCAACAGGTTTTAGGGATGTTTTTAATGTGAAAACAAACAACACAATGAAAAATCAAGACCAGAAGGGGGAATGAATAAAAAATATTTTGGATGCGCGAAAGCGGTATGTGAATATCAGGAAGGGCAGGGAACAGCAGTGTTTGAATTAAACAGATTATACAATGCGGATTGTATGGAAGCAATGAAAGAGATACCAGACAAATATTTTGAACTTGCGATATGCGATCCACCATACGGAATCGGGATTGACGGACAACATAGAAGCATTTCAAAGAATCCGAAACACAACAGAAAAGAACACAAGCAGAAAAGCTGGGACAAGTCAATTCCTGACGAAAGCTATTTCAGGGAACTGGAAAGAATATCGATCAATCAGATCATATGGGGGGGAACTACTTTGTCGAACATCTACACAAGGGGACAAAGGGCTGGATCGTATGGGACAAGGGACAACATGGATTGACAATGTCAGACTGCGAACTTGCATATACGTCCTTCAATGTACCGACAAGAATTGTCGTGATGAACAGGGTTGAATACATTCCACCCGACACAAAAGCCTGTGAAGCTATATGAATGGGTTATCAGCAGATATGCGGCAGCAGGCGACAAGATAATTGACACACACGCAGGAAGCGGCGCATGTCTTCTGGCAGCGCACAGAACGCAACACGACTTCATAGGGTTCGAGATTGACAAAGACTACTTCACAGAAGCAGACAAGAGAATCAGAAACGAACAGGCACAGATGTCAATATTTGATTTTATGAAATAGAACAGGAGGAAACACAATGGCGAACATAGATGTCATGTACAGCAGCAAGACGGATCAGTGGGCTACGCCCGAAGACTTTTTTGAAGAACTGGACAAAGAATTTCATTTTGACCTTGATCCATGTGCTGACGAAACAAATCGCAAATGTGAACATTATTTCACGAAAGAACAAAATGGACTGAAACAGGACTGGGGGGGGCATCGCGTCTTTT